TGAAGAGCGTATATACCCTAGACCACGATTTCAAGGTGGTTACTACCTATTAAAGGCATTCATAGAGATTTGTTTAAAGGGTAAGATGTGCCGTGATACGCTAAAAAAGTACAAAATACCTCATGGATTTAATAACTAGACGGCTAAAGGTCAATAATTGGAATGATGTTACCTATTTTGTGCATACAGAACAGGAAGCAATTGAAAGACAGTTAGAGTATAGCTACTGGAAAGACGCAAAAGCTGGTGATTTATGCATTTCTGACGATGGATACGTATCAGAATGCATCCAAAGGAACAAATATAAAGATGCGGAACAGATTGTAACTCCTTATGCCAGAATGTGGATTAGTGACCGAGCAAAATTAACTTATGAAAATCACCGAGATACGGGTGAATTTGGTCAATGTGGTACTTTGTCATGGGAAGAGAGAGAAAGTCGCCAGACACGTGCAAAAAACGCCGTTAGTGCCTATGTGCAGATGATGATGACATCAGGAAAGATAGATTGGCACAAATTAGGCGAAATATACAGGAAAGACCAAGCCAAACCAGACCTCACAGCCAAAAGATTATTTAAAACGGAGACAATTAAACGTATGGTTGATAAAAAAATACAAGAATACCTAGACGAAAGGGACATGAATCAGGGCGATGTGCTTGATATTATCTCTGAAGCTATTGAATTAGCAAAACAAAACGGAGACCCAAGCAATATGCTACGTGGTGCAGAGCAGTATATACGCATTATGGATATGTTACCTAATAAAAGTCAGGTTACAGATACTGTACAGATTGATGTAACAAAAAAGATATTAGATGAGATTGAAACTGAAGAATCTCGACAATTAAAGCTAGAAAGGACACAGGATGCCACATGAAACTAGAGCTAGTAAGAGAAAAAGAAAGCAAAAAACCAAACCCAAAAGAAAAAAGACACGTAATAATCGAAGCAAACGCTATTGATGCTAAAAAATTAGAATCATTTATGCGTGTGATGCAGGATGTAGCTCAAGATATGGGCTTGAGAGCATATATGGACACTACAGAGTATTTAGTTGGCAAAGATTACTAATGGATAAGAAAAATCATAAAGAAGTACTGCGAAAGCTGAAAGACGACATGATGTTATTTGGAAAAGTGTGTATTCCCAATATGTTTTCAGCAAAATCTCCTGATTTTCATTATGATTTGACCAAACATATTACTAATCACAACAATAAGCAGATAAATATTATCGCACCTAGAGGTCATGCTAAGTCATCTATTGTAGGCGGTATCTTACCTATGCATCATTTATTTTTCGGTGAAGGTAAAAAATTAATTGTTTTGTGTTCGAGAACTCAAGACCACGCAGTAAAGCTATTGGGATTAATAAAAGATACGCTGGATTATAGCGATTCTCTCAGGCAGTTGTTTGGATACTGGGGGTCTCATTCAGCGAAAAGCTGGGCAAAAACAGAAATTGAACTGAAGGATGGGTCTATGGTGCTGTGCAAAGGGACAGGTCAGCAGTTAAGAGGGATAAAAATAGGGAACCAGAGACCTACGCTCATCATCGTAGATGACCCAGAGGATGAAAACAACACCAAAACAGCCGAGGCTATGGAATCTAACCTTAGATGGCTATTACAATCGGCTGTTCCTTCAGTCGACCCACGTAAAGGTCGAATTATTGTTATTGGAACACCCCAGCATGAACGTTGCATGGTGGAAACATTAAAAGAGATGAAAGGGTGGAAAAACTTGTCGTATAAGCCTGATATAGAAAAGGGCGTTGCTTTATGGGAGGATTGGTGGTCTATAAAGAAACTTATTCAAAAAAAGGAAGAATTAGAGTCGATTAACAGGCTTTCTGTGTTCTACAGAGAGTATATGTGCGAAATAGTAGGAGACGAAGACCAGTTATTCAAAGCTGATGATTTTCGTTATTATAAAGGCGATGTGTGGCTAGATAGTGATAAAAATGCATATTTGGAAATGAAAGAGCCTGAGAAAAAACAAATACCTATCAACATCTTTACTGGGGTAGACCCAGCGTCCAGTACCAAGCAAACAGCAGATTATAGCGTTATTTTTAATATTGGAGTAGACGCAGAGGGAAATAGGTACGTATTGCCGTATTATCGTAAACGAGCTACGCCCTTGAACTTAGCTGAGGCAATTGTAGACAATTTTAGAAAGTATCGTTCTCAGAAAACAAGGATTGAAAGTGTAGGATATCAGGAAATGTTGCGAGAATACGTTATAAAACGATGTGAAGATGAAAAATTGTTTATTCCTGGTTTAAATGTGAAAGAAAACCCACGAAACTCTAAAAGTCGTAGGTTAGAAAGTTTGCAACCTATATTTGCAAGAGGTCAAGTCTATATGGATAGAGATATGCAAGATTTCATAAACGAACTGTTATTATTCCCCAGAGGAAAGCACGATGACTTGCTTGATGGAATGTATTATGCTAATAAGGGTTCATACACGCCTCATCACGAAACAACAGACGATAAAACCCCAGTTTTGGGTATGTCGTTGAAAAAAGCAATAGACTGGATGACCGTATAGCATAAATGACTTGCAGAGTCGTTTTTCTGAAATAGTAGCTTCGTTCCAATTTTATGCCTATTTCCGTTCATCCAGAAGTCCAGAAGTCCGAAGACCTGCTACGAGAGTATCATGGACAGCGTGCTGATTGGGCAACTCAGGCAATGGAAGATGATGAGTTCAGGAATAGTTCCCAATGGACTCCCAATCAAGTAAAGGTGTTAAAGGGTCGTGCTCAAAGCCCGATTATTGATAATGTTGTACACCCAGCAGTTGAGCAAGCCAAAGCACTCCTTACAGCAAACAAACCAAAATTTCAATCTACAGGAAGAGATGACAGCGATACTAAGGTAGGAAGAATTTTTTCTGATATTATGTCTTATATCTGGGACATATCTAATGGCAATACTGAGTTAAAGCAAGTTATTGATGATTATTATGTAAAAGGCTTGGGTGCTTTATTTGCATATGTTGACCCAATGATGGATTTTGGCAGGGGTGAAGTCTGTTTTAAAGCGGTAGACCCATTTGATTTATTTATTGACCCTGCGTCTAGAGATACATTTTGCAGAGATGCCAGTAATATTATTATTTCAAAAATATTAACTGGTGAGCAAGTACGCAATGCGTACCCTCAAGTAACAAAAAGCAGTGGAGAAGGTGGCAGAACATTATTATCTCAAATGGTAGAAAGCTCTAATGACCTTTATCCAACAAGCGATAGGGATTCTTCTCAACTAGACCAGACAATTGGTCCAGTAACAGACACAAGCTTAACCGATAGCCAAACGTTTCAAGTAATTGACAGATACGAAAAAGTACAATTACCATTTTGGCATTGCATAGATACAACGAATGGTAATGAGTTTATACATGGAGATGCAGAGTATCAGGCATTTTTAGAGTCTCCAGCGTGTATTGTTACAAATTCTCAAGGAACAGAGCACGTTACGGAAAAATATAAAGTTCAAGAATTAATAGGAATGGTGGAGCAATTAGGAAATGTCTTCCACATGATGATAGACCAACAAACTGGTCAACCTGTGCCAATGCCAGGAGAAGAGCATGAAGGTGCTGTTCCTGGTTCTACGACAAGAATCACCATCGTTTCTATAGGAGATTTAGAGGCAGAGGGAATTGTAGTTTGTAATAAGGTCTTGGTGGACAGAATAAAGCGAGTACTTTCCGTTGGTAGAGTAATGTTGGCAGTACAAATCATGGATATAGATGAATACCCCATAGTGACTCTGATGAATAGGCATAACAGAAATCCGTATCCAATGAGTGATGTACGCTTTATCAAACCAATACAGGAATATATAAATAAGATTACTTCGCTGATTATAGCACACGCAAGTTCCTCAACGAACACGAAGCTATTGATTCCTAGAGGGTCAATGAATAGAAAGCAGTTAGAGGAGGAATGGTCTAGAGCTGGAACTGGTGTTATTGAGTATGACCCAGAGTTAGGACAGCCAATTGTCGCAGGACCTGTCCCTCTGCCAAATGAATTATATAAAAATAGAGAAGATGCGAAACAAAGTATATATCACATTCTTGGAATACATCCATTACAAAGCGGAGACCCTTCTTCTGCTCCCAATACGTATAAAGGCACTGTGGCTATTGATGAATATGCACAACGTAGGATTAAGTCAAAATTGGATGATATTGATGCCATGCTTAATCAAATGGGGAAGGTTATTGTACGTTTGATACAACAAACGTATACAGATGAAAAAACAATACGTTTAATGAAGCCAGATGGTGTGGTTTCTGAGGCAACAATGAATCAGCCAATGTACGATGATTATACTGGGGAAGTACTTGGAAGAATGAATGATGTAACGATTGGACAATACGACATTATTGTCGTTAGTGGCAGTACGCTACCTTCCAATAGATGGGCAAGATTTGATTACTATATGAGCCTGTATGAAAAAGGTATTATTGACCAGCAAGAAGTATTAGAGCAAACTGAAGTAGCAGATACAGAAGGTGTTCTACAAAGAACCAGTATGATTATGCAATTACAGGAACAGGTACAAGCTCAAGAAGAAAAAATTAAAGAATTAGAAGGCGACCTACAAACAGCTCAAAGAGAATCTGTTTCAGATAGGAAGCGTGTAGAAATAGAAAAATTCAAGACCAAATTAAGTGACTCAGCTAATCGAACACAAAAAGCTTCTCAGTTGTACGAAGCTCGTTTAGGTGATGAGCTTAACAAGGTCAAAGATGAAAATAGGGAAATAAAGTCACAACAAATAAACCCAGTTGCTGTCGGATAGACAAATTGGGAAGGAGAGATAATGGCTGAACTAGACGACCAAAACATTGCTGAATCAAACGACCCGTCAGTATTAGATAATGCTGTTGATTATTGGGGAGATGATACAAATGTGGAGGCAACCCAGCAGGCTGAGGCACCTGTAGAAACGCCTCAAGATACTGGTTTAGATGCTTTTGAGCATGAAGTTGCTAATCAGCAAGTAAATCAGGAAACGCCAGAGAATGCGGATAGCGAACAACAACGTTATCAGTATTGGCAATCACGGTATGACCAAAAGGCAAGTGAATTTGATGCAATGAGTCAAAAAATATCTGAGTATGAGAAGATTGCTCCAATAGCAGAGTATATTCAAGAAAACCCAGCAGTTTTGAAAAATGTAGCAAGGTCACTTTCTGGTGATAACCCTTCGGTTCCCTCGCAAGAGAAATCGCAGGAATTGCTAAAGAAACCTCAACGTCCAACCAAACCAACTAATTACGATGCAACCGAAGCATACATGGACCAGGATAGTGCTTCTTTTAAGTATCGAGCTGAACTTGATAATTATCGAGATGAAATGATTGATTATCAGGAAAAGGTAGAGGAACAAAGAATTCAGGCATTGCGTCATCAAGAGGCACAAATTCAACAAAGACAGGAAGAATACCAACAGGCACAGGCTGTCAATGGTATGAGAAATCGTTTAATAAATGAATTTGGTTACGCTGATGATAAAGCTGAAGAATTTTTAAGCCACTATAGTTCTCCTGAATCAATTACTCTCGACAATTTAGTTCAACTTGATAGATTGAGAAACTCTCCTAGTCAGCAAGAGGTTGCTATGAAGCAGAAAGTTCAAGCAATGCAAAATCAGAAACAAAGAATGCAGGTTCCTACGCCTACTGCAATACAGTCAGGCAATGCAGAACCGAATTTTAGCGATGATGATTTATTCAACTTGGGCTTGATGGCGAATAAACGATAAATATATCTAGGAGGATATAAATGGCACAATCCGACACTAAAGTCGTGGGAGCAAAGAATTTAGGCTCCTCAGGTGTCCTCTATACCGATAGAAGAGATTTTTACATTCGTCCAAATATCGTTAAGGAACTTTGGACAGATGTGACTCCTTTTACTACTGTTGTTGCTAATCAAAGCACAATATCTGGTATGGCGGACCCTACTTTCAAAATGTTTGAACACAGAAACCCTTGGGTTAAACAAAAGTTTCAAATTGATACAGTAATTGCTAATGGTGCTATGCCAGCAGATAACATTGAATCTGGTAATGTGACTATTTCAGGAGCAGAAGGTATTGAATTAGGAGACAACATTGTAGGACTAGAGCTTGAAGTTTTTTCAAGTACTGATGTTCCAAAATTCAAGTGTGTAGTTACTACTAGAAACAATGATGGAACAATTAAGTTTAAATTACTTGAAGATAAAGGTAGTCATGCACTTGCTAATTCTGACTATGCAATGGTAATTGGTAGTGCGTTTGGCGAGGGTACAAACTCCCCAACCGCATGGAGCAATGACCTATCTGTTGTCTACAATCAGTGTCAAATTTTTAAAACACCGATTGAAGTCACTGGTACACTTCTTGAAGCTTCTTTACGTGGCGAATCAAAAGAATTGGCTCGTCTTCGTGATATGAAATCTCAAGAGCATAAAATCCAAAAAGAAAGAGCATTCTTATTTGGTTCTAACTTGGCTGGAATCAAAGCTAGTTTTTCTGACTTAGAAGCTCTAGGCGACGCTAGTGGAAATACTTTGCGTACAACAATGGGTATTATTCCTGCTCTTAACCAACATGGTAACACTACAGGGTATGAGCAAAACGTATTTGCTTCATCTGATGTAGATACCTATGCTGAATTTGTTGATGCAATGGAAAAGATATTCCAGTATGTACCAACATCAGGAATGAAGCGTGCATTTGTTGGAGCTGGTGCTTTAGGATACTGGTCAAAAATGGGCGGAAACGCAGGTTCATTTGCTGGAGATTCTGGATGGACAGTCAATCTTGGCGATATGAAGCGTGATGCTCTTGGTTTTAACTACAGAGTCCTTGAGACACCTCATGGAATGTTGCAGTTAATTCCAACTCCAGTTTTACGTGGACCTTACAACAAGCATATGCTTATTGTGTCTGATGAGAACCTATTCCATGCTCAGTATAGAAGACCTCAATTTCAAGCTTCAATACAAGCTAATGACTATGATGGTGTTAAAGACCAGTATATGTCAGATGAAGGTATTGGCATAAGCCTTATTGAGTCTCACGCTTTGATGGTAACACCATAGGAGGCAGTATATGGCTAAAGTAAAAGATGGAATAGTTCATTCTCTAGCTGATGGCAAAGCCAAAGAAAACATCAAGCATATATCTGATGCTGTTTCTGGCGATGTCGCAGTTGACTTTGAACTAAAAGATGGCAGTTCAGTAAAACTTAACTTACCAACTACAGACCCAGAAGTTGATGGTCAGCTTTGGAGTGATAGTGGTGCAGTTAAGGTTTCTGCAGGCTAATAGTCAAAAATGAAAAGGGGGGCTATTTGCTCCCCTTTTCCTCAAGATTAAATAATGCTATTGTAGCGGTGGTGGTGGTAGATAAAGGAGATATTGATGAGTGCTAATCATAAATATCAAACTAAAGAAGTTTTAAATAAAGTTTTAAATAGTGCTGAAGACGGATTAAAAGTCGATGACATTGCAACAATAAAAGCTGATATTGCATTAATAAAAGCCGATATAGCCTCTATAAAAGCAACAACGGACAAGCTTGACGCTTGTATTGATACTTCTGTTGATAAACTTAACGTATCGAGCAGTTAGTAATTAATAGATGGCAAATTTAAAAACCCAAATAGAAAATCTTGTAGGAACAAAAGCTGTAACTAGCAACGCAGAAGTGTCTAGCTACAATGCAATGCTTAACAATTTCCTAAAGCAATCTTCTAGAGCTGTGTTAGACTTATTGCCAGATGATGTTTTAATACGTGATTCAATAAAAACCACAATTGAGAATAATGGTGGTTTAGATATTACAGATAAAAAAATCGTAAAGGTATTAAGAGGTAACTATGGTTCTGTTGAAGTCCCATTAGAGTTTAAAGCTCAGGTTCAAACATCTTCTGGCAGTCTAATGGAGCCTTCTGTACGAACTCCCGTTTACTACATTGAAGGTCAAGATAGCGGTGGTGGAAAGTTATTTATTAAGCCAGACCCTTCAAACGCAAACGCAGAAAGTAAAGGTTATGTGTATCACAATTCTTTCCCTAGTCCATCATGGGCAGATACTAGCATTTCAAATTTTCCTGATTTAGCTGAGTACGCTGTTGTTATAGGTGCTTCTATGAGGGTGTTACAACATAAAATTAATAAAATGATACACGATGAAGAAGATATAGAGTTGTCTTCAGTAGCTCAACAAGAATTGGCAACTATTCAGTCTATGTATCAAGATGAAATTGCAAGATTAAATGGACAGGCAGGAATTATGGCACAGCCTGTACAAGAAGGACAATAATGGCACAAAGTAATTTTACATTAAGTGGTGGACCTAGTCATGGTTTTGGATTAACTCAGTCTCAATTAGTTGATTTAGTGCGTGTACATCATCCAGATATGCTTGAAGCCGAAATAAGAGTTTATTTGAATCAAGCGTTACGAGAGTTCACTAAAAAATCAAAGATTTTAAGAGGCGTATTTCAAAAGCCTATTACTAATGGGGTTAGGTGGTACCAAATAGATGATGAAATAGTTTCAATTAACAGGGTTTATTTTGATGGAAAACTTATTGATAGATTGATAAGTATTCCAGACTCTGAAGACCTGGACGTATCATAATGGCAAAAGTATGGTGGGTGGATAAAGATGCAATTGCTGTTGCTGATATAAGCAATGACAATCGAACACTTTCTGGACCAACTGCTGGCACATTAAGTTTACATTGCTCAAGGCATGATGCACCATTTATAAAAAATGAAACTGGGTCATCGAATACTGAAACGCCCCCTGTAAGAATATCCATAGGAATGACTGAATCCCCTGTTATTCCAGTAGAGTACCACGAAGCTTTAACCTATAAAGCAATTGCTCATGGATATGAGAAAAAAGGCGAGTTAAAACAAGCTGAATATTTTCATAATAAGTTTAACATAGCTTGTGCTGAAGGTAAATTGGAAGCCAACTCTCATAAAACTGAAGAAAATTCTATTATTATTCAGGGAAGAGAATTCTAATGGCACTTAAACCCGTCCCCCCAAATCTACAAGGTGCGGATACGGTTTGGGAAAATTATTATACAAACTGGGAATTAGCAGGCGGTTGGACTACTGGGCAGATTATGAAAAGCCTATTAACTACATCCGTTACGCTAAAGACATTAGGGACTTCAGTGAATACTTTACAACCAGTTGTTGCAAATGTCGGTGGACTAAAATCATTAAATAGCCCATCATCATCATTAAAAGGATTAGGCTAATGTCATCACTAAGCAATAAAACAATATCAGCTACTTATAAAGATTTATTAACAGTAACAGGCAGTAATGCCAACGAGGGTATTACTGGAACTGCAAAAAGAATATTTGATGGCGATGGTACAGGAAGTCCATTATGGATGAGTACCAATATGCTCCAAGTAGACGGAATTTTAAACTTAAAAGAATATTCATCAGCACCAAGCAATCCTACAGTTGGAGATTTGGCTTTCATAAATGATGAATTGTACATAGCCAAACAATAGGAGAATATTATGGCAACATGGAAAAAGGTACTTACAGTACAGGATATAGACACAACTAATACATTAGGTACTGATGATGCAAAAGTACCATCTCAGTTAGCAGTTAAAACATATGTAGATGCACAGGTAGATACTGCAGATGCATTAGCGGAGATGGCTGATGTAACAATCACAAGTGTAACAGACCACGAGGTATTGGCATATGACAATACTAGTAGTGAGTTTATAAATATGACTGCAAGTGAAGCAGGTTTGCAAACTGCACTTACGTTTGGTACAGCACAAGGGAATTCTTTAAAGGTTGTTTCTCCATTAAATAATGATATAGATGCAGATGATTTTGCTGTATTTACTAATGACCACGACCAAGCAGGTGGTGGTTTAAAAGGATTAAGTGCACAAGAAGTTAGAACTGCTATATCAGCCCATCCTTCTGGCGGTGCTTCATCACTTGATTTTGATGCTAAAGATTTAACAGTTGCTGGAAATCTTACAGTTTCAGGCACTCACATTACAACTAGTACTGAGACTTTAGCAATAGCAGATAATACATTAATATTAAATTCTGATTTAACTACTGCCACAGATGTTGATGCGGGTATTGTTGTAGAAAGAGGTAGTGGTGTTGATAACGCTACATTTTATTGGGATGAAGGAGACGATAGATGGCGTGTTGGTACAAATGACGAAGCTGATTTATCATCAACCCCTACTTATTCAGCCGATGTGATGCAGGTTAGAATAGATGGGTCTGCAATAGATACTAGCTCTACTGAAGTCCCTATTGGGCATATGCAATACCATGCCAATGAGCTTTATTTAAGAGTAGAAGATTAATGTCGAAATTAGCTCCTGTAGTACAAGAGGATAAATTCAATATAAAAGAGACTGATTTCTTATTAAAACTAATGATGAGAAGTCAGTTTGATGGTGTTGATTTGGAAGTTGCTAATTCAGTTCTTATTAAACTAACTAAATTACACAAGGCTAAACTTGAGAGTTGAATTATCAACAGATGACCTATCTGTAATAAAACAAGCACTTGATAATATAACGATTCAAGGGAAAGATGCTCATATACTTGCTAAGTTATTAGATAAGCTAGGGAAAGCATTTGAAAAAGCAGTAGAAAAGGAATCTAATGGCTAACTGGAAAAAGGTAGTATTAGCTACAGGTACATCCTCTCAATACATCAAAGGTGATGGTTCATTTGCTACCGACACAGACAGTTTACCTTTAACTGGTGGTCAAATTTCTGGCAATCTTGGTATAGGCGTATCGCCTTCAAGTGATTTACATATAGAAAGTGCAAGCAGTCCAACTATAAGACTTAAAGACACTACAAACAATGTATTGCTTCTTACTTATGCACAAAACAGTGATGCTGTGATTGGTACTTACTCAAATCATCCAATGAAGTTTTATAGCAATAGCGGTTTAACATTAACACTAGGTACTGACCAATTATCTACTTTTAGTGGAAACATAAAAATTGACCAAGGTTCTGCATCATCTAATCCAAGATTAACATTTGCACACGACAACATTGGAACTAACCATTACATTGAAATGGATAGAAGTTCAGATTATATGAAGGTTGTGGTTAATGGAGGAATTGCAACAATAATAGACTCGAATCAGAGTTCTACCTTTTATGGTGCAATTAACTCATCTATGAGCAGTACATCTGTTCTTGGAAATTTAAGAAACACACACGCATCTGGTTATGGATTAAAAATACAAGCAACTGATGCAAACTCAGCAAGATATATAGCAACTTTTAATGATAAGGATGACAATGTAAAGGCACAGATAAAGGGTGATGGCTCTGCTACCTTTGGTGGTAATATAGTTGTTGGCGATATTACTTTATCTGGCTCAACTATATCTGATAACAGTGCATTAACTATAAGTAGTGGTGATGATATTACTATTGATGCTACATCTGATATAAATCTTGATGCAGATGGTGGTGATATAAGATTTAAAGACAATGGTACTAACTTTGTTACATTTAGTTCTTCAACAGGCTCTACTTTTGCTGGTTCTGTAGACAGTGGTTCTTGGTTAAAAATAAATGGAAATAATACTTTATGGTCAGCTACTAATACTGGCACATATATACAAGCACCTGCTACTACCCAAACAATAAACTTTAGAAGCAATGGTCTTGCTATAGGTGCAGTATATGATGCGGTTAATAAAAAACTTGGTATTGGTGGAAGCCATACACCAAGTCATACTTTACATTTATCAGCTACTGAACCATATATAAAGCTTCAAGGAACTCATACTGATGGCTTGTACTTGATTGGTACTGGCGATGGCAATCTGTATTTCACAGATGGGTCAACAGGTGTTCCAACAATGACTATGGACGATGCTTTCGTTGGTATAGGAACTGCTAGTCCTTTACATACTCTTCATGTAGAAAAAAGTGCTAGTAGTGATTGGATAGCAAAATTTAAAAATACAGGAACTACTAATGCTTATGGCGTTCAAATAGACACAACTGCTAATACAACTGTAGGTGAATATTCTCTTGGAGTTTATACAGGTGCAAATCTTGGATTTTTTGTAACTAGTGATAGTAAAGCTAGTATTGGTACAAATATTCCTACTCATAGATTAACTGTAGATACTGTTGGTTCTGGAACTGATATGTGCATTGGAACATATTCTGCTGGCAAAACTGCTGGTGTATTATATACAAGTGCAGATACAAATGGGTATTTTGCTATCCAATCTTATCTATCGCAAGGTAGTACATTCGGATGTATTAATTTAAATCCTTCAGGTGGTAATGTTTCTATTGGAACAGCGTATAGTGCACCTGACCCATTATATATCACAGATGGTGCATCACCCCATGCTGGTCAATCCCATAGGATGATACAATTAAAACGAAATGCTTTAAATGATTCTAGTAATGCAGGTGCTGATACAAGTGCATTTTGTTCTATGTTATTTAGTAATAGGTCAAATGGTTTTACAATTGGATATGGCGGTACTTCAGACAGATTTAGATTTCTTGATGGTGGCAATGTTGAAAGATTAACTATAAAAAATGGTGGGAATGTTGGTATTGGGACAACGAATCCTAGTGCTAAGATTCACATAGATGAAGTATCTAACGCATCTTATTATATGAAATTGGGTTCATCCCAAACAGAAGATGCTTTTTTTTGGTATAATGGCAGTTCTGGAGATAACGGATATTTTGGAGGAAAAGACCAATCTAGTGGTAATGTTAATTTTCAAATTCATTCTGACGCATCTTTTAATACTTATTTTGCATCTCAAGGTGGGAAAGTTGGGATAGGAACTGCCAGTCCTCAAAAACAATTATCTGTTTATGCTGATGGCACTGCTCCAGAAATTTGTTGGGAAATTGCAGGAAATTCAGGTGCTAGAAATTGGGCATGGAGAGCAAGTGGTGCTAATTGGGGAGATTTTCAATTAAGACAAGGTTCTTCATTGGGTGGTGTTGTAGACACTCCTAGATTAACGATTCTTGATGGTGGGAATGTTGGTATTGGAACTACTAACCCCACTGGATATAAACTGGTAGTACAGGGCACTTCAGAAGATTTATTAAAGCTTCATAACGCTACAGATGGGTTAGACTCTTTAATATCATTTACAAATTCTGGTGGTACTTTAGCAAGAATACAAGGCATTGATAATGGTGGATTGGGATTTGATACAGGCAATAATGCAGGTGGCATAAATACTAATGCAATGTTTATATCTAATGATGCAAAAGTGGGTATAGGTACATTAACTCCATCAAGCTATAATGCTTTAGCAAATAATTTAGTTGTGTATGAAAACAGTAATAGTGGTATTACTATAGCAAGTAGCACAAATGGAAATGGTTCATTGTTTTTTGCAGATGGTACTACTGGTGATGAAGCTTACAAAGGTTCTATAGAGTATGCTCATTCTACTAATAAACTAATGTTTAAAGCAAATTCAGTAACGCATATGGGTATAAACCCAAATGGTGATGTTGGAATAGGAACAATTGACCCAATAAGTTTATTAAACCTATACGAATCAAATGCATCAGCAGTTTTAACTATACAAAGAAGAGAGGTTGATGGTGCTTTAACTACTGGTGATATTATTGGTCAAATTGATTTTGTTGCAAACGATGATTCAGTATTTAGTGGAGCAAACACATTAAGAGCACAAATAAGAGCTAACATAGAAAGTTCAACATCTGCAACTGCTTTATACTTTGCTACTGGTAATTCAAGCACTGCGATGTCTGATAAAATGATGCTGTCTGCATCAGGTAACCTAGGTATTGGAACAACAAACCCTACATCTCCAGCAAGTGTAGGTAAGTTTTTAAATATCGCAGATACTGGTAGTGCTGGTATTGTTTTGGAAGATACAAATGCTGGTAACTGGGAAATGTATAATGCAAGTGGTTCTCTTTATTTTGAAGATAGAGGAAATACAGCTTTAGCATTAACGCTTAAAAATGACAAGTCAGCTATTTTTGGTGGTGATGTAAGTATAAAAACTGGCGGTGGTAATAATGACCCAGCAACTCTTGCCTTATGGAGTTCTGATGTAAGTATAAGTGCAAATGATACTATAGGAACTATTTTAGCACAAGGTTCTGACTCTGGAGGTTCACCACCATATTTAGGTGGTAAGATAGAATTTAATGCAGATGCAAACTGGGATACTGGTACTCCAACTTATTATCCTACAAGGATAGACTTTTTTACTCAAAGCAATGCTGGAGCAGATGGTTTAGCAAGTCCAAGAATGTCCATTGATTCTGCTGGTGACGTAAATGTAGCTGGGAGTGTTGATGTTTTAGGTAGCATTATTAGAAGAAATAGTTCTGGGTCAAACAATGGTATGGCAATATTAACTACTAATGGTAATCATGGCATACTTGCATTGAGAAACAGTTCTGGCTCTTATCAAACACAAATTAATAGTGGTGGTGTTTCATATATTCGAGGTGGAAATGTCGGTATTGGTACATCTTCTCCTGATTCTTTATTGAGTGTTCACAGTACGACAACTCCAGAATTAGGAATTTATTATGATTCAGGTGGTCATGCGAATGCAAGAAACTGGATGTTTAGAACAAACCATAATGAATATGGTACTTTTAGGATTTCTTATAGTGATGATGTAGGTGGCGACCCAAGAGATAACGATGCTTTGACCATTAATTCATCTGGTTATGTGGGCATTGGCACAAGTCAGCCAGATAAAACATTACACCTTGCTAGTTCTGATAATGTACTTGCTACAATAGAAAGTACAACTACTCACGCTACTGTTAGATTAATTGACCCAGATACAAGCAATCAAGCTACACTAACTAGGGTAGGAGACAACCTAGAGATAGTAAAAGATGGTGGGAATGTTAGTATTGGAAAAGACAACCCTGCACAAGCTCTTGATGTAGAGGGAAGCATTATATCTAGTGGCGTACTACTTGCTCCTACTTATGTAACATTTAATCACAGTTTCTATGACGACATAGGTACTACAGCCCATTACTTACCTTGGGGCAATCTTGCTGAAGCAACAGGCAATGATTCTAGTGCTACATCGTTTCTTGTTCCAATGAGTATGACACTGAAAAAGCTATTTGTAAGAATAGAAAGTATAACAAATCTTGGTAATCACAATCTTACTGTTACGCTAATAAGAAAAGCAGATGGAGTTATAACAAATACTACAGTAGCTAGTGCTACTAAAGCTTTTGCATCTGGAAATAGTAATAAAACTGTTACATACCTTGAATCAGATTTTAGTGCCACACCTAGATTGACACAAAAACAATTAGGCTCATTAAAAATCCAATTTGGAAGCGATTATGGTAGCCAAACTGATTTTTTTGTTACTAGCGTATGGCAAATGAATAACAACACACTATAGGAGTAAAACCATGAAAGGTTATGCACAAAAAAAGAAAGACAAGAAATGGTCTGTTGGAAAAACCAAAGAAGTGGTTTCTCCTGCAGTAACCGAAGTAAAAGATGAGAATGGTGTCGTAGTTCGTGAGGCACAAGCTGAACAATCTATAGACATTATTAAACTAAGTAAAAAACGCTATGACTCAGAAACAGGAAAAGCATTAGCAGATGTAGAAGAAAGAATGTCTGTAGAAAAATGCGATGAAGCTGTAAAAAGTCTAGATGAACAGATTGCTGAATTAACTGCACAAAAAGAAGGCTGGGTAGCCTTAAAAGCAGATATTAAAGCACTCTAAAAACAAAAGGATAACAAAATGCCAGATAAAAAAGAAAAAGAAAGTCAGGTAAAGGTAGTTGTCATTAACGATGTGGAATACAAAGTAGATGACCTTACTGAACAGCAAGTGATGTTAGTAAACCATGTAGCAGACCTTGATAGGAAGCTTGCACAAAGTCAATTCAATCTTGACCAGTTGCAAGGTGGACGTGAACACTTTATGAAAAACCTAGAGGTGGAGTTGGAAGATGTCGAGGGTGTTGCTATTGCTGAATCTAGCTAACGTTAGTTGCAGTAGTGGTTGGTCAGTGGGTGGGTATGAACTCACCCCTGCTGACACTACAAACAATACAGTTTTTATTGAAATTATGGATACAGACTCAGTGATACACTATTACTATAATGGTATATATGAAACAAACTGGTGTTGGATACATGAGCAGTATGAAGATGTGAAGAAGGTAAATGAGTGAAAAGCCAAATACCGCCAGAAGTTATCGCACTACCATTCTTGATGATAACGCCATTGTTTCTATTAATCTTAAATGGCTTGCCCAAGGATGTGTTCTTGTCGGAGCTCTGGTCTATGGGTATTGGCAAATTGAAAACAGGATTCAATCACTTGAAAATAAAGTTGCTAATGCAAATGAACAAATTGGGGATTTACTTAATAAGCATATCGTGGAGGAAAGGACTCAACGAGAAGAGTTGGCAGAAAAAGTGAAGTTTTACGAAAAAGAATTAAACCTAAACCCACTTAGTTGGGGTAAGAAAAAGCGGAAATAATATGGATTTTATGGCAGTATATGGCGAAGCAGGTATGATAGGCGTAGTAGGCGTTATGTTTGTTTATTTAGTCATGTCTTTAAGTAAAAAGTCTGAGGCTCAGCAAGACGCATTAGAAAGATTAAAAGTAGAAAATAGAGGGCAATCAGAAACGTTAGAAAATATGGAAGGAATGATAATAAAGCTTATTGGAAGATGGAACTCTAGTGACGACAAGCTTGATAGAAAATTTGATGCTCTTACTAAAGAAATAAATGATTTAGACAACCAGGTATCTAGGATAGATGGCTCTTTATCAAGAATAAATGGAAAACACTAATGCCAGCATTAAATGATTTTAGAAACAAAGACTTATACGCTATGATGGTAAAGCTTGATGAAAGACAAAAGACCATATTTCAAATGCTTTATAGAGTAGAAAAACATTTAGAAAAACTTAATGGAAAAGTAGCTAATCACGATACCGCCATAACTAAACTACAAACAGTTGGGGCAGTAGCTGTAATCAGCATACCAATAATCGTAAACATAATAATGAGGATAGTATAATGTTAGCAAAGTTAATCGCAGATGATTTATTGTCAGATGAGAATGGAAAAGAAGTTATTGCTGAAATAAATAAAGCAGTAGACATACCAATTATTTCAGAAAAGACTGAAGCAAAAATACTCGAAGCACTATGGAAAGTGATTAAAGGCGTATTACTTAAAAAGATTGGCTTATAATGCCCAAGTTAGGGAAAAGAAGCAAGAAAAGGTTAGAAGGCGTTGATAAAAGATTGGTTCATGTACTTGAAGAGGTGGTTAAGTATTTTGATATCACCGTCATTGAGGGAAAGAGAAGCCAAGAAAGACAGAATACTCTTGTTGCTGAAGGAAAGAGCAAAACGAAATTTGGCAAACACGTTGAAGGAAAAGCAGTAGATATATGTCCATATCCTATAGATTGGGATGCAAGAGACGATTTTCATTATCTAGGTGGTTGGGTATTGGCTACTGCAAATAGGTTAGGCTATAAAGTACGTTGGGGTGGAGATTGGAATGCGAGTTCGCAATTCAAAGGGCAAAGAACAACTAAGGATAATCAATTTGATGACTTAGTTCACTTTGAATTACTTGACTAAATGAGGAACTATGAAGATAAAAGAAAGAGTTGTTGTATTTCCAGATGTACATTACCCACATCAAGACGAAAAAGCATTTAGATGTGCATTAAACGTAATAAAAGAAATCAAGCCCACAGCGTTTTTACTGTTAGGAGATTTCGTTGAAGGAGCTTCTGTCAGTCATTGGCAATGGCGTAAAAAGAAACGCCCACCTCTTGAGTACCAACTTCCTTTTATTGAAAAAGAAATCAAAGATGGCAATATTGGTTTGGATAGAATTGATGAAGCATTGGATAAAGTTAAATGCAGGAAAAAGCAATACGCTCAAGGAAATCATGAGCTATGGTTCGACCACTTTGTCGAAGAAAACCCATACCTTGAAGATTATGCCTCAAGAAAAGCCTTCAAATTTGACGAAAGAGGATATGAATGGCATGACTATGGTGACATCTTTAAAGTGTTCGGAAGCAAGTTACACGCATATCACGGAGGACACTTTATGGGAGTTGCCCATGCAAGAACTCACGCCTTACAAATGGGATGCAACATCATCTATGGTCATACACACGACAGCCAAAAAGCAGTCATCACCCATATTAGTGGACCGCACATGGCGTATTCAATGGGATGTTTAGCTGATATGAAGAAAGATTTCCTTAAAGGTAGACCAACAAATTGGACTCATAATGTAGGTCTAGTAGATATTTTTACTAATGGAAACTTTAATCTTGTAGTTCTTGATATAAATAATGGCGTTACATCCTACGGAGGGAAAATAATAAGTGCCTAAACAGTCAAAATCAATAAGAGATTTTAGCGGAGGAATTGCTAAAGGCGTAGATGCGTTATCGTTAAAAGATAATCAGCTATCGGAATGTGTTAATTTCATAGCAGATAACGTAGGTAAGCTTAAAATAATACCCGATGAAAATATTGCCTGTACTAATGAATTAAACACAGAATTACCTGATGGTTATTCAAAAAATATACACTCATGGTCTGCTGATTTTAATTTGAGTAATTCAGCACAAAGTACAAATCTTGTTGCTCCTTCAGTTACGGAAGTAAAAGTTGCAAAAAGAGCGAATATGGAATTGTACTTTACTCCTTTTCAATCAAGTAATGATAATACAGATTATCAAGATAGAGCATTAATTATTAAAGACGCAGATAGAGATGAATATATAATTGAAACTATAGTTAAAAATCCTTTTGAATTTGGATTTCAAAGTAAAGTTCCTAAGAATTCTATACAAGGCTTAAGCTTAAATGAGTTGGAAATAATGACGCATAAACATTATTTACCATCATCAAATGAAGGGTCTGATTATAAAGACCCTACTATCCCTTGGCATTTTAAAACATTAGCTGGTGGCGATACTCGTCCTAATGGCTCAAATACAGTTAAAGCTTCTTTTGGTCCAATAGATGCTGGTGGCAATCATGGATTTACAGCTAACAGTAGCGAAGCTACAGCAATGAATACATATAATAATCCTGCGTGGTTGGATAGCACTAAAACCTTTGAAAGCAATACAACTGTATATACAGATACTACCTCAAATAATGCAATGGGAAGAAACTTTAGATACGAAGCTAGTAATGGCAATATTGTGTTTCCAGGAGGTCAAAGAAACGGTGGTGCGTTTAAAATAGAATCTGTTCCAAATGGTGGCACTGCAACTAATACAACAAATCCAGTTGAATTTGGCAAAACTCCTTTTAATGCCTCTGCATCTCAAGATGATGCCTATGCATATCGCATGATAATAGAGTGGGACTATTGGGGAAAAATGAATATAAAATTCCCAAATGAGCATCCAGATGGGGCAATCAACTATGCTCGAGGGAAAGGATTTAGACCTATAGGAAATGATAATTTTCCTGCTCCAAGTAAAACTATTGATGGAGTAACATATAAATATAGAGAATTAGCTCCTTTTTTTCATGGGCACACTTTTGAAAACAAAGTAACAAATCATGTTGGCTCTAATCATATGTGTGTTGAAAGTGGTGCTTTCTATTATATGTTTAATAGAGCTCCTTCTTTTGGTCAATTTAGCGAATGGACATATAATTTAAGTAATGTAAAAAGATTTGAGACAGCTACCTATGGCGTGACTATTGCTTACTATACAAATGTAGAACAAACCAGTGAAGCTTCAATAACAAGAAGTTACGATTTGCAACTTGCTGAAAATGCAATGAGTGTTAAATCTGGATTATTTTATGAACCTGATAATATTTTATCAGATGTTCCTACTGACCACCAAATTAAATTTGAAATACTCGACGATAAAGTAAGAATATTTCAAGACGTAGATACATTAAAAGCTTATGGAATAAAAAACGTTTCTGTGACAAAAACCAACATCGTAGACCTTGGTGAAAAAATTACAGATGGTCAAAGATATCAACATTTAGTTGCAATAACGAATGAAGATTCTATGGCAACAGTCTACTCCATGGAAAACGACACATGGTTAGACTGGCAGATGGATTTTAAATTTGAAGAAACAGAATATATAGGCACAGTTAATATAAATAACGGTTCTAATAGTGGAACTTATAACAGCTTTTCAACCTTAGCTCACCCTTCAATAGTTGGAATGCAAGTAAGGGGAACAGGGATAAAACCTGGTACTACGGTGACTGCTCAAGATACAAGTGCTACGCCTCCTACAATACAGCTAAGTAAAAATACATCATCAGCGATTTCAAATGGGACGGTTTATTATTGGGATTCTTCAATGAATGTAGATGTTTCATATGTAGACGCAGAAGGGCATTTATTTGCAAGCGACATTACATTTAAAAGCAATAACAGACCTCAGTGGTTTGGCTATTTGGATTTAAATAAAACTTATCTAAAAACTCAATTTGATAGTGTTTCAAATAATTTCAATAACAATACTCCTCAGGTAGAAAAAGCAAAAGGATTTAGCACAGATGCATTATGTCCTCAACCATACCGAATTAAAATTACAAATAGTCCAGCTACGGCATTAAAAGGGCAAAATACGCATATTGCTACAAAAGTAAATGGCTTATTTAAATTTAAAGATTCATCTGGTACGGATTTATCTGATGATGAGACTTTAGTAAAAAGTGCTCCTAATTCAACAAGCACATGGGCAAGTCATCCTTTAGGAATCAAAATTCAATACGATTGGATAGATGGTCAAGAAAGTGAAGTTGGTACTTTGATGGAGGGTTCTTTTCTAAAAAAAGAATTAACAGAGTTTTATTTTAGTTACATTTATGAAGGTGGGTACGTAAGTCAACCTCAGCAGTTTTATGAACATACGTATAATGCTGGTAATAGTGGAGCAGATTCAATAAATGTTCCATTTTCTACTGCACCTAAAGCAGATTCTTGTGCATTGGGATTGCATATTGGAATAGGACCTCAATTAATTAGCGGAAAAGGAAATAACGCTAACTGGTCAGGGTTGTCAGAAAAAGATGGTGTATTAAATGCTAGGCTAAAAGGCATTGAAATATATGGTCGCTTTACAAATACAGACCCTAATAACATATATCTTTTATGTGAAATAGATTTAAACAAAGGTTGGAAGTCATTTGCTACTGGAAAATGGAAAGACTTTACAACGTTTGGTAACGTATCGCATTACGGAACTAGTTATACAAGTTCTACTGGAGGTCCAGTAACTGACCATATTATTTATAAGGCAGTACCTACGTTTCAGAGTTTCTTTAATAAATATCAACTAGCGTGGGATGAGCCTATTGGATTTGAAAGTGATGGTACTGGATGGAAGACAGCTTGCGTATTTAACAGAAGAGCTTATTATGGCAATGTCAGAATTAAAGGCAAAGATGACCAAATAAAATATTATCCTGATGGTATTTTAAAATCTGCATTAGGTAATTATGCAACTGTTGGAGAGAGTAATTTAATTGAAGCTACTGTGAACGATGGGGATGATATTGTAGCTCTACGAGTTATTGGTAATAAACTATGTCAATTTAAGAAGTATTCCTTAACCATAATGGGTGTTAAAACGCTAGAAAATGGCGAAAATCGTGAGGAAATTGAAGAAACCCTACATCATGTCGGCTTAGAGAGTGATAATCAAATTTGCGACACTCCTTACGGGTTATTTTGGGTTAGTAGAAGTGGAATTTATTTGTATAATGGACAAAATATTCAAACACTTACATCCAACCCCCAAGGTAGTCTTATTGACAAAACTCAATGGGAAAATTTTTATGGAAAAAGAACCCATGTAGGATATGATGCATACTGGAATCAGGCTCATATATGCAAAGACATAATGGCAAACTCTGAAGTATTAATCTATAGCTTTAATACGGGGGCTTTTACAGAGGGTTCAGATATGTATACGGGCTCAAAAAGAACTGGTTTTGTTACAGATAGAGATGGTCACTTGTTGTGGGCTGAAAAAGTATCTGACGGAACTAGGGGCACTGCTGTAACTCCTAATAAAACAAATAAAGTAACGGAAAAAGCAAGTGATGTGCAAACTGCACCTCCACCACCTTCGGGGAACTAATGGCAATATTACTTAAAACTACTACATCGGCTAGAAAAGATATCGCATCTGGAAAATTAATTACAAAGCATTACGATATGGGCGATGTAAGCATTAATAAAAAATTTAATAGATGTAATATTACTTACAAGATGGAGAGTACTGGGATAACTCCTTTAAAAGTTTCATACAGACTAGATGAGGCTGGTTCTTTTGTTGACTTTGACGCAGTAGATGACAATGCTTTTTCTGTATATGATAATGGAGCTAGGCTATGTAGGACCAATGGAAAAATTAAAACTGCAGAATTCGATTTTGCTAAAAACAATAAATACGGTAAAGTAGTACAGATAAAGATTGCATACATTGCATCTGGTATGAGTTTCAACTCAAGTACTGACATAGATGGGTTTGAATTATCTGATATTACTTTTACTTACAGACCAATTAACAGGAATTAATATGGCAAACAATCATTATTCAAAGCATAGTAGTAGAGCCGATATCCAAAGATATTGGGATTATCACAATAATAGGGAGAAAAATATAGCTGTTGCTTCTGATGTTGGTGGTAAAGTAGCGAACTTTATGGTTCAAGATTATTTAGACACAAAAAAGAATCCACCTAAAGTCGCTAAAAATATTGTATCAACAGCGTCAAATGTTCATCCAAAACTAAATAGTCCACAATTTGCAGGTCAACCTACTGAATCAGGACTGATGGGATTTGTAAAAAATCCTTCATGGGCTGGGTTGGAAACAGGTGTAGCAAACACATTAACAAACCCAATAACTAATCTTGGCGGTATGGCAACTAAAGCTGGATTTGCAAAAACTGGTGGATTAATAACTGGTGCTGGTACAGCTTTAAAAGGAGCATTGACATCAATGGGACCAGTAGGTTGGGCACTTTTGGCAGGAGGAGCTTTAATGCTTCATCAAGGCAAAGGTGGCGGAAGAAATAAAAGGAGATATTAATGAACCCATATGAATGGCTTGATAACAGACTTGGTGGCATTCTACCAGGAGGAGCCAAAACAAGCGGTATAGTAAGAGATATTCAAAAAGGATTTTTAGGAAAAAGCTATGATGCTCTTCTTGGAAGAAGGGGATTCTTTGGAGAATATTTAGGTGGAAGAAAAGCAGATAGGAAACGTAGAGCAATAGGTGGTATTGCAAAAGAGATAGCCAATATAGAAAGTCGTAAAGCAGATATTTTCCCAGATGAAATGACAAACTTTAACAGAAAAACGCTAAATGATTGGAATACACTTCAAGGAAAGAATTCTGCATCACCACTTACCATGGCAACTGACACAGGTAAAAACCAAAAATTTCAAAACATTATTAATCAAGCAATCAACAATACAAATGCTTCATTAAACAAAACAATAACTTCAGCACAAGACAGGTTATGGGGACAAGAAGACCAGATTGCCAACTTAAAAGCTGAAACACAATCAATAAGGGATTCATAACATGGATGACATAACAAGACTATTAGGCTCAATTATAAGCGGTGGCTTGGATGGATATCAACAAAATCAAAGATTAGACAAAACAATTCAAGCACAAGAAGATATAGCCTTATTAAAAGACTCTTTAAGCGTAAAAAACACACAACAATTAAATGAGAATAATAGAGAAAATGCATTATTGTCAGATTCCTTAGGGGTTAAAAACGCAATGCTAGAAGATTCTTTAGATACCGAAAGAATGATGCGAGCAGATTCTTTAGCAAATGAAAGACATGAAGATACTCAAAGATTTCAAAAAGGAAATCAAGCATTAGGTCTTATGACTGCTTTGGGTCCAGCAATGACAGATACAAAAAACCAAGAGTTAAGCAATCAAATAGCTAAGGGTGATTTTCGATATGAAAATATTCGTACTAAAGTACGAGAATTAGAAGATGCAAAAAGAGATGCTAGACAATGGACTCCTGATTTAAACAATTTAAACAGACGAACATTGCAGTTTAGAACTGAAAAATCTTTTCCATTTAGTGAAACAGATATGCTAAATGATTATACAGAAGTAAGAGACGATTTAGAATTGACGGTTTTGGAAGCTTTGAAACTGCCACCCAATGATATGAAAAGAGCAGGAGTCTTAAAATTTCTTAATAAGATGGTAAAAAGAGCTGGGCATACAGATTTCTTAGACGGAGATTGGGGTATATTTGGAGGCGAGGACCCAGATGGGGCACAAGCACAAGCAATTAAAGACGAATTAGAAACGTGGCAAACATTATTAAAGGATAAAAAAAGTAGCAATTCACTTTTAGACGATATGTATAACATTTCTCCAGAAGATAGAAAGTTTTATCAAGAATGGAGAGGGCAAAGAGGTGCACTTTCTGGTAAAAAAATAGCAAACGTCGATGCTCAACAAGCTGAAATGATGAGTGTTTTAAAAACTTTAGTTGAACAATCTAATCCTAGTAAATGAACCCATTTCAGACTAGGGAAAAACTAAAAAGATATCGCTTTAGACCTGAAAACTTCACTCAAGAAGAAGCAAGGGAATTAGAGCGATTTTCAAAGCTATACGGCTTTGTTCAAGAAAACCAACCACTAGAAGAAACTTCAAGCAATAAACAAAGCAATATGCTTTCCCAGTTTAGTTCTGGGTTTACAGAGGGCTTACTTGGTCCTATTGCTATGGGTGGCTGGGCTGAAGACCCTCAAGATGAATTCCAATCTATCGCCCATAGTGCAGGGCATTTATTAGGGTTTGCATTGCCTCTGGCTGGTAGTCTTGTATCGTTTGGTGGAACTGGAATAGCAAGACTAGGGTTGATGGGTAGCGGTAGAATAGCAAAGGGTATTCAAGCTACAGGTAAAACAATAGGTGGCTTTGGTCAGGCTATGAAAAAAGGTAAGTCTGTACCTTTATTTGTAGGTGATAAAGCTGTAGATGCTACAAAAAAGATTTTAGCTAACGCTGGGTTTGAAGCTGGCAAGTACCTTGAGGCTGGTGCCAAGATTGGGTTTAAAGCAAAAATGACTGATGTTGCATTTCAAGCACAGCATTTATCTGTAGCAAGTGCTGTAAGTGGAATGTGGAATGGCGAAGACGATGAAGTAGATAATTTAATATTTGGTGCTGTAGCTGGAGGGTTTTTTGGAGGCTTAGGAAACTTTGTGCGTGTTGGTAACATGATACAACACCCTAATAAGGTAGTACGAGAAGCTGGGAAACGTAATCTTTGGGAATCGTCAAAACAATTATCAGATACTTTATATAATTATAGAGGTCAAATTCTTAGAGGTGCATTAGGTGCTGGTTTTCAAGGTGGAATGGCTACTATGCAAGGTGCACCAACTGCTACGCAACTATATGAATATGCATTAGGGGCATTTTTTGGTGCTGGTGCTCATGGAATTAGGGAAAAGAAAGCATCTGAGTTTTTTAACAGTTATGAAAAAAGAAATGAAGAAGGTGCTTTACAGAAAGATTTTGCTGAGCGAAGGAATATGCTTGAGTCAGACGAGTTTAAAGCACTCCCTTTAGACTCTCAGCAATTAGTAAGAGAAAAATACACAAATTATATTGGAGATTTTTGGGATAGGTTCAAAGGAGAAGCCCTTCAAACAGATGATTCCTTACCTAGTGTTAAACTAGCAAGGGAAATACTAAAGCCCTACAACGAAGCATTAGAAAGAAAAGCACAAGAAGTCAGTAAGAAGACCGAAGACTTAGAGCCGTTTGAGATTGCCCAAGTTCAAGCTGAACTAATGGAGGTAGTACCTCAGCAATACGCAAGAGATTTAAACCTAAGAGTAATATCTGAAGGGTTATTAAAAAAGATACGCAACCCTAAGGAAAAATTAGAAGATACACAGCAAGAAATAGTAGATAAACTTACTCCTGAAGAACTTTCTCAAGTCAAAGAAGGCTATATAGAGCCATTAGAGAAAAAGATTGTTGAGTATTTTGAAAATATACCTCAAGAAAAAATAGAAACAACTGCTCAGGACATACTGCGAGCAGAAGAGAATTTAATATCAGACCAACCTGAACTTGTAGTTGAGCCAGTTATTAGGCGGTTTCTTAATCAACTACAAAAAGAAACAGACATCTACGAACCTAACGATGTATTAGAACACGCAGTAAAGACTTATAATGAATTACTGCCAAAGTCAGAAAGTGGTAAACGAGACACAAGATTTATCCCCGTAAAGGGAATGGTAAAAGAATACATAATGCTTCTTCAGGATAAGTTTCCTGGCATCAGAGTCACACCAGAAATGAAAAACAGCCTTACTCAAATGTACACTAGACTATCGCAAGGCGTTATAAGACCAGTTATTAGTTACGACAAAACTACTCAGAAAAGAAAAACAATATGGGGATTTAATGTATTAAAGAGAAAAGTATCAGGTAGCGAGCCACGTTCAGCAGATGAAAAAATGTATGAAAATTTATGGGGAGATAAAGTTACAGTACGAGAATTCTCTGAATTAGTAGACAAAAAAGGCAATACCTACATAACATTAAAGCCTTACGACAAGGTGTGGAATGACAACTTAAAAGAATGGGTCCCTGCAATGCGTAGCAATGACTGGTTAAACATAACTAAGGGACTAGATAAAAAAGACCAGTATTTAAAAATACCTAAAAAAGATGGCGGTACTGAGCGTATATACAAGTATCACCCAAAAACAAATAGCACAGAATTAAACACTATTGTAAAAGAAGTAGTAACGAAGTCAAAAAGTAAAGCAATAACAGAAGATTTACTTAAAAAATACATTGAAAAAGACTATAAAGTTTGGCTTGAAACAATGGGGTTTGATTTAAAGCTGGAAAAAGACCTCATTGAAAATCAAGGGTTACGCAATTTATATAATAAAGCTTTTAAGTCTAATTACTTATACGAAAAAAACTGGAATTTTAAAAACGCAATTGCAAGAGTAAAACGTGAGGCACTACTTGCATCTAAGTCATTTTACGAGCAAGACAGAAAGTTTTTTAAAGACCTTACTAACGATACTGGCAAAATAAACATTATAGCTATAGAAGCTGAAGCCAATCTACTGGGAAAGCTTAGCAGTACTGGAAAAAGAATAGGGCAATGGCTAAATGTAGAAGGTAAAAAGCCTGAAACATTCTGGACTGTAGATAAGAATGGAAAACTAATGGAACAAGCATGGGAAAGTAAGATTGATGGTTGGTTAGTAATGCATTCTGATTTATATAAAAGATTTATGGAAGCTAACGGATTTGATGGCGTTCAAATGTCTCATATGAAGCCTGCAGTAGCTGTTACAATGCCTGATGGAAGTCTGTTTTTAATAAAAGGTGGAGTACATCCAGGAAACAAGGCTTATAACGATGCAATGCCTAGTCCTAACTCTATGATAGTCGTGACTTCTGCTATCAAATCTATGCCAGAAGGTGCAAAGGTATATAAAGGACAAGCTAAAAAGAATGGTAAATACGAAATAAAAGACTACGACAAACCTTCCTTAGAAATGAATGTTGAAGACTTTAGAATAAGTTTTGGCGTATATGGAGACAAGCACTCAGCAGAACCCACTACAATTAAAAAACAAATGCATTCATTTTTTGATAGCCTAACTATGAGTAGAGATGGTTATAGAGAATTTATGGACGCAATTCATTTTGATGTAATTAATGGCTCAAAGCAAGCCAATGAGTATATGCAAACCTTAAAAGAAAACCCTGATGCATTGCCACCAAAGGGGTTCAAGGTTACAGAATTAAGTGATAAAGATTTTATTACAGTTATAAACAACCCTAGTCACAAGCTCCACAAAGAATTAAACCTAGAAATCTTTAAGAAAATCAAAAGGATGGAAAAGGCAGAAGAATTTGAAGGTGCTGTGTATGAAGAACTAAAAGAGTATGCTAATAATTTTGAACGATGGTACCGAGCTACTGGTTATAATCCTGTATCTGCAATAATAAACAATAGTTTATATGAAAAGTCTGTGCATATATATCGTATGAATAAATTTACTAATCCAGAATGGAAAAACTCTGGAAGCGGATGGGTAGCTGGGGTAGACCCAGTAATGGAGGCAGTAACTGGAGGTATTAAAAAGAATGCAACCTATGAGTTTTTTGAAGATGGAAAGTTAAAGAAAAGAAAAGTGGGGCATTTTAAAGTAGGTATAAGCCATAAAGACATGAAGGTTAAATGGCTTGGTGAAGGTGAACAGATAAAACTAATCGAAGCTTGGGAGCAGTTTAAAAAAGAAAAGAATCCACACGTCAAAGCAAGAATGAGAAACAAACTCATGTTTGCTGTAATGAGGGTCCCAGCTAATGCAATATCAGGGACTAGGGCATTAATATTTGATGGATTTGTAAAAAATGACGTTGATTTATCTGATTGGGGCGTTTATATGAGAGGCAGAGACCACTTTTACATAGATGGAGCTGACGTTGATGGCGATAAAGTGTTCTTTTATCAAGGATTACCTCAGAAATACCTTAATGATTTAGTCAAAAACGATAGTTTTTTGGAAAGGGCAAAGCAAGGTAAGAGTGTTTTCTTTGAAAATAAAGCTGAAAAAATGGATAAGTTGTTTAAAAGCGAAGTTTCTAAAGCAGATTTAGACTACGTTAACAACAACCCATTGGCTCAATGGTCTCCTGGTGCATTACGTAAAACAGGTATAAGTGCATACACAGGAAAAAAAGGATTGGGATTAGTAGTAAATGCTAAATCGTTTTTAAATAATGTGTTAGCTGATGTGATAACCAATAAGGGTGGTAAAATAAGATTAGGGGTTTACACAACAAGTAAAGAAACTGGTAAAAAAATACTTATAGGTGACTTAATTGGTCAAACTGACATGGCACAATTAAAATCTGAAAACGGTTATTACGTAGTAGGTACAGAGGCACATAGCAGAACAGCAGACAGTGCAAATTATTACAATATGGCAACTCCGCAAGAGATGGTAGACATTGTTACTCAAAGTGCTTTTAGGAGTTTAAAGTTTCACCCGATTGAAGAAGGAAAAATTAGAGATGGAAGACTTAGTGATTTAAAAAACACATTAGAATATGCTCATTTAAGTGAATTGAATAACAAGTTGTATGGGTATGATTTTTCAAACGATAGGGCATTTACTATAAGTGAAATACAAAATGCTGTAAAGCCATTTAAAGGCGAAGTAAAAACTATGAGTTCTATCGTTGATATTGCCCACAAAGTGGCACAAAACGAATTGAACATTGACCCACTCAGGCATTTTAACTACCAAGCATTTAGAGAAGCTATAAGAACTTTAAGCAATGAATTATTGCGAGACAAAGACGTACTAAAATACATTACTAGAAAGAACCTGAGGGTAATGCCATTGTACTACCACATAGATTATCAGGCAGTGTATAAAGCGATGTTAAAACACCCAGAGTTCACTACGAAAAATGGACTAACCTTACGAGAAGTTCCAGAAAAAGGTGCTACTAAAAAAGATAAAGAACCATATAGGGAGCTACTATGGGAAGCGTTAGAACCGCCAAATAAAGAAGGGATTTCTCCATTAGAAGAAAGACTAGGAGATATCGGTAAAGGCGTACAAAAAACATTTAATAATTTATTTTCTAACCAAAGAATGGAGATAGGTAAAGCTATATCCAGATATGATGCTAAAGTTGAAAAAGAATATAAGATAAATGACTCCTACGATATATGGAGTGCCTTACAACTCAACATAAAAGGTAAGGCATTAGATGATGCATTAAAAAACGCTGGTCACATTTCAGAGAAAGGTCAAATACCTTATGAGCGTATTAATGAAATTGCTAACAGAATAGTAAATGGTGAGCAAATAACTGGCAATAATATCGAAATGTTGGAAACTCAAAAATGGTCAAAACAGATACAAAAAGCAGTAGACGACATACAAGCTGGCAAGCAACCAAAGACCGCTTCTGAGAGCAAATTTTTAATATTAAGAGACATTATAGCAAGACAAGCTGAAGCTGTAAAGCTCAAATTTAATCATGCGTTTAAAAATGAAAATCAAAGAGTATTCGAGAACGAGCAAGAAGCCAATAAATTTATTAGAGAAAACGTAGTTGAGATAAGCAACATAGCAAAAGAATTAAAGATTAAACCTGAAGTAGCAGTTGATTATTATTACAATTACCTACTAAGCAGTTTACGTCCACAGCCAGTTCGATTAGAGGGAATTATTAGAAACCTTAATGGTAGAATAGCAACTGCGGAAAAGAAAGGTCAAGCAGATAAAGTAGAAATACTAAAAAGGGAAAAAGAACGGGCAAGAGCTCAATACGAAAATACCAGCACACCTCAATTTATATGGTCAGTGGATGCGATACCTGACCGAGTAAAATCACAATTTATGAAAGGGTATGCTGATACTTTCGATTTACTCAATACTGTTACTACTGATAAAATATCAGGAGAACTTACAGGATATTTAGCAAAATCCAAAAAAGACACTAAGCTTGGAGAGATTGAAAGCAGTATAGATGCTGAGGTAATTGCTGAGGTAGAAATTGATAGATTATTTAAACCAGATAAGCTAGGTGGTGTAGAAATTGCAAAAGATGCAAAAGGAAAAGCTGATGACGTGCCTAGTGATATACCACAAGTATTACGAGGTATTACCCAGAGTTTAAAAACATTACCCGATGGAGCTATTTTAAGATTTGAAGACCTATATACTTATATGAAATCAGTACAAGGCGATGGTCCAACAAGTATTAAGATGGCAACTTGGGAAGACATAAGGTCATTTAATCGATTTTTAAAGGACATAGTTAACTCTACGAATCCAACTGGTAAAGTAAAAAAGATATATGACTTCCTTTTTCCAGATACAGTAGGTAAAAAACAAGCTGGGCATGACCTTGATTTGTTATTTAAAATGAAAACACCTATACGTAATGCCAAAGATATGGGATTGGCTACTATAAAAGTGCCATTATCCTCTATGTCATTTATACAAAAAGTTGGTGGACAAATGAGAGAACTTGAAGATTCTATTAAAAACAGTATGGTAGAATCCTTATTTAATGGCATTACTGTGAAATCTGAATTGGAAGCAATACCAAATGGTATTCAAACGTTTACTGATTTATTTATGTTTGCTCAAAAGAAAATGAACTATGAACGTGCTGTAAAGCCTCAAGATGTTGAGTTTTATGGAAACGAATGGGCATCATCCTTAAAACTATGGGACAGTAAATACAAAGGTAAAAAATTCAAGTTTACTAGAGCTGGTAAAGTAGTTGAAAAAACCTCTGAAGAAATAATTAGAGACATTCAAGAACAACAAGGAAAGTTTTTACAAGGATTTTATGAAAGCTATTTAGGAGCTGGTGTTATAGATAGGTCTGGTGAATGGAAGCGTATTGACTGGAAGCGAGTTGATGAAAATGCAGAATGGGCTAAAAACGGATTGGTAATACATGACTTTATACGTTACGATAAAAATGGACGATTTGATTTAGAAAACTTTCAGAAAAAAGTAATGGACCACGTAGAAACATTTGGCGTTAATGCATTACATAAGATGTTAGGGAATCGAAATAATCCTTTAGGTACTGAGCTATTAAACAGGGTACAGCACGAAATAGGCTTAGAAGAGCATATACTAAGTAAGAAAATAAAGCCTAATTCAGAAGAGTCTAGAAATGTCAGACTAGAATGGAGGAAAGCTAACGAATTTTTTGGAATTGGAAGAATAGGTACGGAAGGAACAGAGGGATTTTCTACAGAATACTTCCCTCAAATGAAACATGATACAAAAAAATTAAAACCTTGGGTTCAAGAACAGCAGTTAAAGCTTAAAGAAAAATTAGAAAACTACGTTAATGACTTAACTCATGCTGGTAAAACAGTAATGGAAGACTCTTCTTATAAAATACCTAGACGATATAGGTTTAAGGAAATTGAATTAGAAGCTTTAAAAGGCAAAATGTCTGATAAGCAACTAATAGACATATGGGGCGTATCTAATGTTACTATTAAACCACATTTGATAAGCCTCAAGCTTGCAAGCCAAAATGCTGATTATCAATTGTACTTAGGGCAAAGAGTAGAAAGTGCAATGGGTCAATCAGACTATCTAGTAAACTTTTTAAACGCTGAATTCCGTAAAGGAAAAGAGCAATGGCAAGATATTAACGCTGAGTTTAGACCAGGAACTGGTAGACAAAGAGGCGATACTCATGTACCGTATTTTAGTTACGGCTTTGAAGTTTTAGAAGCATACACTAATCAATGGGTAAGCTCCTTATTTAAAAACTTAAACGCATTAACTTTTCGTAAAGTCATAAATAATTACGAGCAAAACAATGTCTTTGCTAAAGAAAACCCTGAAATGGGAGAAATGTGGTCTAAGGAAATGAGAAGATATGCTAGTAGCTTAATGGGGAAACCAAATGCATTACCAACAAAGTATACTGGGTTAAGTATTGTAGAAAAAGCAAAGCTTAAGCAGAGAATAAAACAAGCACCTGATGGTCCTCAAAAAGAATTGGACAAACGAAAATTAGAACGTGATAATAAACTTAAAAAACTATATGGAACTAAAGTAACCACATGGAATCCATTACAAAATATTGAATACAGAATGTCTGACCAAAATCTGGTTGAATACCTTGATGCCAAATCACAGCAATTAAACAAATGGGCGATTCCTGGCATTAGTAAAAAATTTCACGGTACACCAGAAGCACCTAAGCTATTTGGAATGGATTTGCCTACTTCCGAAAAAGCAAGACACCAAGTTTTATATCAAATCCTTAATAATATAGGTGCTTACGAATCAAAACTTTCATTGATATCACTACTAGCTCATCCAAAAACATATTTAGGTAACGTAGTAGGTGGTAGCTCTAATACCATAACCAATATGGGTTTCAGGCAATTTAAAAGGGCGAGAGATGTAAAGTGGCTAGTAACTAACGTGTTTGCAGGTGCCAAGCTAAAAGACGGTACTCCAATTACCGATAGGAATACCATACATAGATGGGTAGCAGAAATTGGTGCGTTAGAATCGTTTTATATCAATGAAGCTATGATGGATAAGCGATTAGACGCTAAAAAATTGAAACCATTTTTTAAAGAAGTGTTTTCTAAAAGAGATGTTACAGATGCTACAGTAATGGACTTAGCTAAAAAATACCAAGTAACAGATTCTATATTATCTGCTGGTGGCTGGTTTATGAGAGCCTCAGAAAGAACACTTCGTACCGATGCGTTTATAGCACATTATCTAAATGCAAGAGAAGCTTTGGGACAAATAATACCTAATATGCCCTTTGACCATCCCTACCTTACAGGAATGGCATTAAAAGGCGTTGAAGCTACGCAGTTTTTATACCATAACGTTAATAGACCAGCAGTTTCTCGCTCTACAATGGGAAAAGTGTTTACAAGATTCCAACCTTTTATGTGGAATTCAATACGTTTTAGAAGAGATATTTATAAACAAGCTAAGATGTATGGGTTTAATGATAAAAAATCAATGGATAGGCTAAAAAGATTGACCATTATGGACTTATCAACCTTTGCATTAGCGAATGTATTTGTAGGTTCTCTTTTTGACAGCATACTACCACCTCCTTTATCTTACGTACAAGATACTGCCGATTGGTTATTCGGAGATAAAGTTGAAAGGGAGAGAGCGTTTTTCAGTGCCTATCCACATCCTATATTAGCACCATTGCAGGTAGCCACAGCTCCAATACATAGATATTGGATGCCACTAATGACTGCCCTAATTAATGGAGAATGGGAACGATGGGCAAATTACTATACGTGGTCAATGATGCCATTTGGAAGACTGGCAAGAAGTACTATTATGACATTAGAAAGACCAGAAATGACTGCTGAATTCATGTTTGGAATACCAGTACATAAATTAGGAAATATGATAAGGAAAGATAACGATGGGTCCTAAAGAAGCAAAATATTACAGAGACTTACTTGAAACAATAGGAATAAAATTTAAAAGTAAAGGAACAAGGCTTAAAGGTCCTCAGTATTATGGGATAGAAGATACTGAAATGACATCGCCTTTAAGTAATAAGGAATTTTCACGGAGAAATTTTGCATTAACTGAAGAAGGTAAAATTATACCAGCAGGTAGTCCTGCGTTAATTCCCACAGAAGTATACCCTACGCCTAAAGGTGCTATAACAAGTATTGCCACAGATGAATTAGCTATGCGAAATCCTTGGCTTGGATTAATTGGTGGAGCAATTATGAGCAGAGGAAAGAAGTTCTCAGATAATACACCAGATACTAGAATGTATCCAAGGTACCCTGATAACTACGGTAAAGGATACGGTTATCAAGACACTCCTTATTTATATCCAACAAAAAGAACTCCTGATTTTGAGCCAGTAATACGGCACGATAATAGATTTCAAATTCCAATGGCTCCTCCTAGGCAAAAAGTTGATTTAAACCCACAGCAACGAATAACTATGAATGCGTTAGAAAGGGCTGAAGGTAGAACAAGGGCTTTATGGGCTAAAGATAAACAGGTAATTTTAGATAATAATCAAAACCCAGTAGTTGTTCCACAAAGCGAACTAATGGAAAGACTCGATAGTCAGCTTAAAAATCCATTATTTGGAAACTATCCTTGGTTTCAAGAGGGTACAGTTGACTTAGGTGGTGGCAATACAATGTATAATTTTAATCAAGTTCCTGGGTTTGGAGCATTTAGAAACGTTCAAGACAAAAAAGCAAAAA